GCGCCATGCTGGGGGTCAATGAGGATGTGCGAGCCGTGGCAGCATCCCGGCCCTATGTGCTGGAGATGACCGTGGCCGCACTGAACAACACGGCGGCGATCACTGGGGCGGCGACCATCGTGGCCACCGATCCGATGGTGCTGTTCCTGACCGATCAGAGCGCCCAGCGCGTGGTCAAGATCAATGCCGCCACCCGGCGCGGCATCCAGCGAACCATCACGTTGGGGCAGGCCGCCGGCTACTCGCCCTATGAAATCGCCTACGGCTCAACGGCCACCCGCAAGGCCGGATACCGGCCACTGAAAGGCACGGTGGAGCGACTGTATAACGGGCGGCCTGAGTGCATCGCCCGTACCGAGTTGGCCTATAGCAACAACGGGGCCAGCCTTCACCAGATGGACCAGATGGGATTGGGGCAGGTACAGGTGATTGACGGTCCTGGCTGCGCCCTGACCCACCACGTGCAAGGGCTTCGACCTGGAGAGGCGTCAGCCGAGGATATCAACGGGCGGGTGATCACCGTCAAGGAGGCCAACAACTGGCAGGTCGCCCATCCGAATTGCCGCAGGGTCTTCCTGCCCATGCGCCAATCACCGCGCAAGCCCACAACCCCGCCAATGGAAGCCGAAGCCTTTATCACCCGCCCGCTGACCGCTGCCCAACGCGCTCGCGTTGCAAGGGACATGGCCCGAACCCGAGTGACCGCACCGCCCAAGCCGCCAGCGCCGCCGCAGGTGATTGATGAAGTGGTTCCGCAGCCCGTCACCCAATACAGGAAAGCGGAAACCGTACAAGAGGCAGAAGAACTAGCCGTGGAATGGGGGCTGGCAAACAACGTGAATTACAGCGGCCTTGACCTTCACGGGGCCAACGAATGGAACAGGGGCATGTTCCACATGATTAAAAAGTACGAGGCTGCGCCGTTGGATACGGTGGAGACGGTAAACATCTCAGCCGTGGCCCAACATGCGGGCAGCAGTCGAGGTGGCAGAATGCTGCTGAATCGGGAACAGAACAGCGGCACATATCTTGAAATGGTCATAGGCTGGGAAAACAAGTCCTACGCTGCCAAGCGCCCTGCCGCACAGCGACACGTTGCCGACCTACGCCGAGAAGTTGCCGCCGGAGAAGCCGACAAGGTAGCGGGCATTGGTGAATGGGGCCGTGGTGGATCGTCAGCACGGGCGCTGAGATACAATAAAAAAGTATTGAAGGAAGCTGAAGACCGGCTGAACATCGACCAGTTTTTTGTGCAAAGTGGCCCCAAGCAAGACATCTACAGCGTGGCCGTACATGAAACCGCCCACGCCTTTCACTACCGTTATCCAGGCGTGAACACTAGACTTGGGTTTCGAGCGAACGGCTATATCGACACGAAGCTGGTCCGGCTACTGGGCGGCCCTGAGGACTTTAAGCCACGTAACATCACAAGCAACGCACCGATATCGGCCAAGAATAAGGCCGATGCCTATAAGGTGTCCGAGTATGCGGGCGATGATGTGCTGGAGACATTTGCTGAGGCTACCGTGGCCTATGAGTCGGGCCAGTCGGAACTATTGACGCCAGGAATGATCGAGGCTGTTGAATTGGTATTGAAGTCGGTGAAGGACTGGAAGCCAGGTATGGGATTACCGGAAAAGATATGAGCATTAGCGTGCAATGTGCGGCATGTGTGCATAAGCGAACAGGGCAACTGTGTGCGGCGTTTCCAGGTCTGCACAAAAACGCGGTGGGGGAATTTGTGGAAGCGCCAACAATTCCCAGCGCAATATACACAGGGGACTTTGATCACCGCCTACCGTATGAAGGTGACAACGGCATACGGTTTGAACCGGAGCCGGACTTTGCAAACGTGTGGGCCGAGATACCGATTGAGAACGACGCGGATTAACCCATGACCGAGAAGGCGTTCCAGTCGGATGTCATGCGGGTTGCCAAGATGCTGGGGTGGCTGTGTTATCACACGTATGATTCACGCCGATCAGCCAGCGGCTTCCCTGACCTGGTGCTGGTGCGGGAGCGCATCCTGTACCGAGAACTCAAGGTCGGCAAGAACAAGCTGAGCCAGTCACAGGAACTCTGGCGTGATTCGATCATGGACGCTGGGGGCGATTGGGCCGAATGGCGTGAGACAGATATGGATGACATTGTGGCTGATCTAAGCCGTAGGAATGGTTGACAGTCTGGTAACCCGTTTCGTACGATTGCGTCATCAGTTGATAGAGATACACCACATGACCAGGCACCAGATCGAACGGCAAGAATTTGTTGAGCGGTCAATAATAAATTCTGACATAGTGGAAAGAATTAGCGACAAGTCAGGATCAATTGAGGTCCGTGTAAATACAGTGGATGGCATGTTGTGGGAGCTAACACACCACGATCAGGATCACCCGTTCTATTTCAACGCAAAAGGATATCTGATGCAGGATATAGCCGAATGGGTATTAGGCAGTAATGAAAAGGTAGACAAAGAACCATTTATTGAAATGGAAATCTAATCTAGCCCGCAACGGATTGAGCAGGCCGCCCCTTCGGGGGCGGTTTTCTTATGTCACGGGCAGAAGCTGGGCGGTGGTAATGGTTGCGTTACGGGAACGCACGGGCCACGGCGGACTCCGGAGACAGGCCGTGGACCCCATGCCTCACAACAACCCAGCAACTGCACAACGATCATATCACCCGTGCTGTTTCTTATTGTGTCGATCTCGAACAGCGATTATGCTAGCCAGCAGATAGGTCGGCGCATGGTGTTATCAAAGGCACTGTGCGTATGCGAAAAACCTGGGCAGCCCCAGTGGAGATCAAGGCTGACGGTGATGATGCCGGAGCGTTTACCGCTCGCATCAGTACGCTGAACGTCATCGACAAAGACAACGACGTGACAGTCAGCGGCGCTTTTGAGGGGAATGACCCCGTGCGCGTGTCCCGCTTCAACCATTCCAGCGCTGTACGTGATGACCTGCCCGTGGGTGTTGCCACGATCCAGGAAGTGGGCGACCAGGTCATAGCCGAAGGGCAACTGAACCTGGACACGGTGGGCGGGCGTGACCTGTACGACACCTTAAAATTTGAAGCCAAGAACAACGTGGCCTCCGAGTGGAGCTACGGGTTCACGGTTGAAGAATCAGAAGATGGTGAGCAGGATGACCAGAAGGTGCGCTTTCTGCGCCGTCTCAAAGCCTTTGAGATCAGCCCCGTGATGCGTGGCGCTGGGCTGGACACCGCGACCCTGGCCGTCAAGACCGCCACAGACTTCGGCGACCTGCCCCTATACGACAGAGATTATTCCTGGAATAGCAGCGCAGCCCTGGGCCGCGTTCGCAAGTGGGCCAGTTCTGACGGCAGTGGTGAAAAAGAAAAGATGGATTGGGCCAAGTATTCCAAGGCGTTCTTCTGGTACGACCCCGATGACGACGAATCCTTCGGTGGGTTCAAGCTACCGTTCGCAGATATTACGGACGGCAAACTGTGGGCCGTGCCGCGTGGCATCTTTGCCGTGGCCGGCGTGCTACAGGGCGCACGGGGCGGCGTGGATATTTCGGAGGTTGACCAGGACCACATCAAGGACGTGGTTGACCGCTACTACGAAAAGATGCGCGAGACGTTTGATGACGATTCGATCATTGTCCCCTGGGCCAAGCGTGCCGGGGGCTTATCCATGAAACACGAGGGCGATCTAGTGCTTGCTTCATTAGATGCCTATACCGAGCGCGTGGCTCTGCTTGCTGAACTACGCCTCAAGGAAGGCCGCGCCTTATCAGCGGCAAATCGGAAGCGGTTGGAGTCAATGGTGGAATCGGTGGCGTCGGTAACGACTGACATCGGAACGATCCTTGCAACCACAAAGCCGCAGGAACAATCCAAGCCAGTGAATGCGCTTGCTGATCACGCAGCGTTCATGGCGACACTTGCGAGAATCTCGCAGGAGTAAATATGCAAAGCGATAACTTCACGCCGCCGGCATCTCTGCGCGAAGGCAAAGAAATGCTGAAGGCCAAGTCAGACGTCGTTGGCAACCTCTTCCAAGAGTGTGCCGTTGAAGATGGCTATGACTACAGCAAGGTCAAGACCCTTAACGGAACCCCTGTCAAAGACTACGAAGTGGCAGCGCACATCCAAGCGTTGAACGCCGAAGTTGAAGACCTGGGGCTGTGGGTCGCTGACCAGCAGAAAGCTGCCAAGCAGCACGAGCAGGTAAACCAGCACATCAAGGATGCGACCGAGCCGGTATGGTCGCCGCCGCAACCCGAAGGCGGGAAATGGCGCAAGGGCTTCGGCGATTTCTTTGTGGAGTCGAAGGCGTACGAGGCATACAAGGGTGGCAGCAGCCACGTATCCACAATGGACATCGACGCGCACGGCCTCAAGACCCTGATGACGACCGCAGCCGGCTGGGCGCCTGAGAACCTGCGTCTTGATGACGCAGTGCTGTCAGCGCAACGCCCCATCGCCGTTGCCGACCATGTGCCGTTCTTCTCGACCGAGCAGGCCGCCGTCGTGTATATGCTCGAAAGCACGTTCACGAACAACGCCGCCGAAGCCGCCGAGGGCGCAGCGTTCGGCGAGGCTGCCCTGGCCCTGACCGAGACAACCAGCACGGTCCGAAAGATCGCGGTTGCGTTGCCGGTTACGGATGAGCAGTTGAGCGACGTGGGTGGCGTTCGGGACTACATCAACCAGCGCCTCAGCTTCATGCTGAGACAGCGGCTCGACTCGCAGATCCTGGTAGGAAATGGGACCGCCCCGAACCTCGAAGGATTAAATAATGTGACGGGCATAAATACAACGGCAAAAGGGAGTTCCCCGACGCCGGACGCGATTTACTCGTCAATTCGCAAGTGTCGCTCGGTTGGTTTTGCCAATCCCACGGTCGTCTTCGTTCACCCGAGTGACTGGGAGGCCGTGCGATTATTGCGAGACACGAACGGCAATTACATTTGGGGTCCACCAAGTGCGAGCGCACCGATTACGATCTTCGGGCTGCCTGTCGTAGAGACAACCGCCGCCACTGAGAACACGATTTCCCTGGGCGACCTTCAGGGTTACTCGGGTCTGTTCGTGCGGCGCGGCGTTGACATCGAAACCGGCTGGACTGGCACACAGTTCACCGAGGGCGAAGTCACCATTCGAGCCACGATGCGCGTTGCAATGGTCTGGTTCCGAGCGTCCGCGCTTGCAACCGTGACCGGCGTCTAGTTAGCAGATAGCGAGGCAGGACAATGCTCAGGGTAGAAGTCAAAGGCAGCGGCGGTCAGCGGCGGTTTGAGATCGGCGAACGCATCGTGATCTCAGACGACGGTGAACTTGTCGGTGAGGACGG